TCTAAGTTCTTCAAGGACTCCGGTAGCCTTAAATTAAAAGGACAATGAGACGGTTTTATTTTCATGTACAATTTACTGATGTAGAAGGTGTTGAACGCTTTCGTAGTATACAATTCTCTGCCCGTGATATTATACAAGCACATAATGCTGGTAGAAAATTGGTAGCTCTTCTCGTTTGTGATCATACCGTAAAGGAGATCAATGCGTATTATTTAGAATCACTTAAAATTGATTAGTATGCCTATTGGTGCTATAGTTGGTGGTCTTGGCTCTCTTGCTGGTTCTATGATTGGTGCAAATGCCCAACGACAGGCTAATATTCAGAACATGCAGTTGGCTAAATACCAGAACAACTGGCAAACCGCCGAGAATGAAAAGGCTTATGCCCGTAGTGTCGAAATGTGGAACATGCAGAATCAGTATAATTCACCGACTGCGCAAATGTCCCGTCTTCGGCAAGCTGGCCTTAATCCTAATTTGGTTTATGGTAGTGGTGTTACTGGTAATAGCGCTGGTTCAGCTCCGCAATATCAACCCGCGAAAATCCAACGTGCTACAATGGAACCCTACCGCGGCTGGAATCTTGGTTTATCTGATGCTGCGTCTATGTATATGGCAATGCGTCAAAATAAAGCTCAAGTTGAAAACATGGAAGCTCAAAATAAGCTCATTAAAGAACAAGCTCGAACCGAAGGTATTCGTCAAGGCAATATTGCTATGTCTACCGCTCGTTCCGGGTTTGATCTTAACCTTGCTCGTGAGCTTCGTAACGTATCTATTGATCGTGCTATAGCAGAGAAAAATCTCTCCGAAGCAAGTGCTGCTGGTGCTTGGACTGGTGCGAATCAAAAGGTACTCCAATATGAATTAGATCGTACCCTGTTTGACAATAAGATTAAGCTTTCGAATGCAGAATATTCTACTGCTATGGAAGCTCTTCGTAAACTTCGACAGGATAATGATATTAATGCGTTCCGGTATAGCATGGAACGTGTTTTTGGAAATAGTTCTGATGTAAAAGATGTGGCTTCTGAATTGGTGAAACGTATGGGTTTATTATTGATGCGTCCCGATATCAAGGAGCTTGACCAAATGTTTAACCCCAAATAATTTTTTGTTATGAGACGTAGACGTAGAGGCCGTAGACGTGGATTTCTCGGTCGTAGTAGAAGACGTAGAATTCGTGGTTATCGTGTAAGTAGAGGAGGTGTTCGCTTATGAAACCAGTTTGGAAAATTATCATTGCCGTTTTAGAAACGGTCATTGATGCTGTAAAGTCGATCTTTGACAAACCAGATACACCTGCGTTGAATGGCTAAATGCCTTCACCCTATGTATCTTGCCAGTGTAGAAGCGAAAGTTCCTTGCGGTTGGTGTGTAAACTGTCGTCAGAATAAGCGCCAATCTTGGGTATATCGCTTACAAGCGGAAGCCAAAGAATATCCGCTATCGTTGTTCGTCACTCTTACTTATGATGATGAACATTTACCGATAGAAAGAATTGGTAGTGACCTATTTCAAACGAACGTTGCCGTAGTATCCAAACGTGATGTACAATTGTTTATGAAACGGCTTCGAAAGAAATATGAGGACTATAAAATGCGTTATTTTGTCACTTCTGAATATGGTGCAAAAAATGGCCGCCCTCACTATCATATGATCTTATTTGGCTTCCCTTTTACTGGTAAAATGGCTGGTGACTTACTGGCCGAATGTTGGCAGAATGGTTTTGTACAAGCTCACCCTTTGACAATCAAAGAGATTGCTTATGTCTGTAAATACATGTACGAAAAAAGTATGTGTCCCGAGATTCTTCGGGATGAAAAGAAGTACAAACCTTTTATGCTTTGTTCCCGAAATCCCGGTATTGGCTTTGGATTTATGAAAGCTGATATCATCGAATTTTATCGTAGACATCCTCGTGATTATGTTCGTGCGTGGGCCGGTCATAAAATGGCTATGCCTCGTTATTATGCTGATAAGCTCTATGATGATGATATGAAAGCCTTTTTAAAGGAAATGCGTGAAGAGTTTTTCCGACATAAAATGTTCAATGAGTGGATTGATTATTGTGCTCGTGAAAATCCTATTCTTACCGATCTCATGCAGCTTGAACAACGCGAAGAGTATGAAAAAAGAATGAATGAACGTTTAAGATGTAAAATGTAATGGCAAATATATTTAACTCGATAAGAATGAAACGTCCTCGTCGGAATGCTTTCAACTTATCATATGAATCAAAGTTAACGTTGAACATGGGCGAACTCGTACCTATTATGTGTATGCCTGTTGTTCCCGGTGATAAATTCCGTGTGAAAACTGAATCCCTCGTGCGTTTGGCTCCCCTTGTGGCTCCTATGATGCACCGCGTGAATGTTTTTACTCATTATTTCTTTGTGCCGAATCGTCTTGTGTGGAATGAATGGGAAGACTTCATAACTAAAGGCGTAGACGGTGAAGATATGCCAATGTTCCCGAAAATTCAAATTAATCAAGACTCGCACTTAGTTTCTTCGGCTTCATTAATAAAAGAATATTTTGGCGATTCTTCTCTCTGGGATTATCTTGGATTGCCTACGCTTTCTGCTTGTGGTAATAAATCTTATGATGTTGTTAACGGCGTTAAGGTTCCTAATGGTTTCCAAGTATCCGCGTTGCCTTTCCGTGCCTATCAGTTGATCTATAATGAGTATTATCGTGATCAGAATTTGACCGAACCTATCGATTTTACCTTAGGTAGTGGAACAACCGTTGGCGGTGATCAGCTTATGGCGCTCATGTCGCTTCGTCGTCGTGCTTGGGAAAAAGACTATTTTACTTCTGCCCTTCCGTGGTTGCAACGTGGGCCCGAAGTCACTGTTCCTGTGCAAGGCGCTGGCGGTTCTATGGATGTTGTTTATGAACGTCAGTCTGATAGTCAAAAATGGGTAGATTCTTCTGGTCGTGAGTTTGAGAATGGCCATGCTTATGATATTACTATGGCCAGGGCTAACGATCCTAATTCTGCTTTAATGATTGCTGTTAATGGTGGTACAAATAACCGTGCGCCCGAACTCGATCCGAACGGTACATTAAAAGTCAATGTTGACGAGATGGGAATTAACATTAACGACCTTCGTACTTCGAATGCTTTGCAGCGTTGGTTCGAACGTAACGCTCGTGGTGGTTCTCGTTATATTGAACAGATTCTGTCACACTTTGGTGTTCGTTCATCTGATGCGCGTTTACAGCGTCCGCAGTTCCTCGGTGGCGGTCGTATGCCTATTTCTGTGTCGGAAGTATTGCAAACATCCTCGACTGATGAAACGTCACCGCAGGCAAATATGGCCGGACATGGTATTTCTGCTGGAATCAATAACGGTTTCAAGCATTATTTTGAAGAGCATGGATATATTATCGGTATCATGTCTATTACTCCGCGTTCCGGCTATCAACAGGGTGTTCCGCGTGATTTTACGAAGTTTGATAACATGGATTTCTATTTCCCGGAATTTGCCCATTTGTCAGAACAGGAAATTAAGAATCAAGAATTGTTTGTATCTGAAGATGCGGCTTACAATAATGGTACGTTTGGTTATACTCCGCGTTATGCTGAATATAAGTATCATCCTTCGGAAGCTCATGGCGATTTCCGTGGTAATCTTTCATTTTGGCATTTGAATCGTATTTTTGAGGACAAACCGAACTTAAATACTACATTTGTTGAGTGTAAACCGAGTAACCGTGTTTTTGCTACATCAGAGACCGAAGACGATAAGTTTTGGGTACAAATGTACCAAGATGTCAAAGCTCTTCGTTTGATGCCTAAATACGGTACTCCAATGTTGTAAGGTATGCTTAAGTTTTATTTTTTGATGTTTTTAATTTTTTTGTTCATATGTTTGTTACCGCTTATAATTTTAGTAATCTTCCTTCGGAACTTATTCAAGAAAAAGTAAGCGACGAAGTTCTGGTAGAACCTTCCGAAAGTTTTACAGTTCGTGAACTTATTTACCGCCTCGCAATGGGGATGCCTGTTTCTTCCGGTGTTCGATCCGGTGATTATCCCGATCATGACCAAGATTTTGATGATGTATTACCTACAGAGGACCCGGATTTCGATTTGGCTGATTACGCTACATTAAAGAATGATCTCGCCGATCGTGAACGTCAGCGTAAATCTGATATGGAAAAGGCATATAAGGAAAAGTTGGAAAAGGAAAAGGAAAAGAAACCCGATCCCGACCCTGCTCCCGACCCTGCTCAGTAATTTGTTTTAACTGTCCTTGTCCCCTACCCGACTGGTATCCCCAGCCGGGTTTAGGCGTTTGTACTTGCACCTGCGCTGATCGCGACAACTCGCGAAAGCGGACGTCGTCTTGGCATGGTCTTTCTCGCGACCCAATTTAACCAAAACCTTTACGTGAAAAATTCACGTTTTTCAATCGATCGCGAAGCGATACCTATCTGCCGAAGGCGTCTGTAACGACAATCATAGCGACGGTGAAAATTGGCAACGATAGTTGCCTGCGATCGCGAGACGGTACCAATAGGGTAGAACAAAGCGTAGCGATGTGATACCCTGAGGTACCCGAACGCGATCGCCCTCAATGGAGTAGACCTATTTATACGCTTATAAATAGAATAAATAGAATATAAAAAGTGTTAATGTTATAAATCAATACTTTACCCCCTTTTTAAGGGGGATAATAGGGGGTTGTATGTACTTGTGCGCGCGTAATAGGTAACTTGATTAATTATGCGCGCACTGACACCTAAACGGATTTTAACAAATCCGTTTTTCAGTGTGGAATATTTTACTTTGTTTTGCTGCATAAATCATGCTACCATAGTCCTTCAAGAACTATGGCGTTTCGCCATCATCCGCGAATTGCCTTCACCGCTTATGTTTGCCTTCATCAGAGATCAAGTCGGCCCCGGATGGTTCTGTTTAGGCGACAATAGCTATGGTTTCTGTTGTCAAACAGCCCGGTCATAGACCTTTTGCCTTTAGTCGAATACGTTTTCGCCCTTGGTCAAAAGCCC